TTTTCCGGGGGCGCGCGTATTTCTCGACGTATTCCGCCGCGACGGCGCCGAACGTGCGGGCGCGGGCGTCGCGGACTTCGGTCGCGACATCGGCGCCGGTGTCGGCGCGCGACAGTAAAGCCTTGGCGAGCCCCCGCGCGTCGGCGAGTCCGACTGTCGGGTATTCGTTCGATCCCGATTGCGGATCGCGCACGCTGATCCACCGGGGTTTCCGCGTCGCGGGATCGCGGACCCACACGAACCACGTCCGGCGCCCGCGCCGCGTGACCTGTAACACCAACCCCGGTTGGCGCGCGTCGAACACCGACACGTGCGGGCGCCCGTCCGGCGGCCGGATCCCCGCGATGATTTTGTCGTTCAAGGCGACCCTCTGACGTGTACTCACAGTCCCTCCACCTAAGAAATCCACCTGAAAACTGGCGAAACTTGGCAGGACTTCATGATACGCCATGGGACCGCGTGACACAACGCCGGGTCGACGGAATTGCTGAGGGAAAACGCGAAAAGAGACCGAAACTGGCGGCGTTTACTAGGGAATCCAAATCGGGCCAAAACCGCCCGGTTCCGGACTTTTAATCAGAGGGTCAAGGGTTCGATCCCCTTCCGGGTCACCAAAATCCTTAAGAAAAACGCGAATTCTGGTCGGCTGGGTCGAAATCACCTAACACGGACCTAAAAGGATCGGGTCCGGCGGGGTCAGAACCGATCCTGCTTTTCGGCGTCGCTGACGACAAACCAGTCGTGCGGCGACCATTGCTCTTGCATGACCCAATCGGTGTCGTTGAGGACGTACAGCCGGTGCAACCCGTGGACGTGCGGCGCGCCGGTCGGGGTCAGCGGCGACCGGCAGATGCACAACCCGTCGCGCGTATTGGCGTCGGGCGGGACCATGCCGGTCCGGTACTGTTCCCCGGTGACCTTGTACGGCTTCTGGACAAACTGTTGCGGGGGCGCCATCGGTCAATCCTTCAGGCGACCGCCAGGATGGCGGTCCACGTCGCGCTAATGGGGCCGGTCCAATTCGATCCGGCGGTTTTGTACAGCGCCAATTGGGTCGCGTTCGCCTGGAACAGCGACGCCGCGACGATGGCGGAATTATCCGTGCACAACGCGATCGGCGTAAACCCGCCCGCCGTCCCCAACAGCGACGGACCCGGCATCACGTACGCGTACGGGGTCGCCGGGGACGGCGCGACGCAATTGGACAGTTGCACCTGCCACAACAGGGTTTTGGTCGCGACGTACACGTACTGGTTGACCAGCACCATCGCCGCCGTGACCCCTGGCCAGAACTGGTTGACGTTGAACGCGATCGACGCCCACGCGTTCGACCCGTACGCGGCGTCGGCGGGGTCGAGGATCACGCTTTGGATTTGCGTCTTGTTCCACAGCGTCCCGGTCGTGCCCGACCCGTCGTCATCGACCAGGGCGTTGAAATTCGCGCGGTTGATCACTCCCATGATCAGAATCCCTCCGACAGGTCCGCCGACAGGCGGCGCAGGATGTCCTGTAACGACAGCGTGTTGTTGCCCGCCGTCACGTGGAATTGCGGCGGGCCGCCCGTCCCCACGTGATCGATCGTCACGTCGGTGATGACCAACGACAGGTCGAGGCCCCACAGGGTCACGTGTACGGGTCGCCCACTGCGCGACTTCGCGTCCAACGTCGTGTACGTCGCGGTCAGTTGCGGGTATGCGTATCGCTGCAAGTCGGCCAGACATAACGCGGTCAGGGACGGTTCCCCCCGGCGTTGGTCGACGATCACAAATTCCACGATCCCGTCCCCGCCGATCCGATTCTTCAACGCGGTTTGCGCGTCGGTGTTGTCGACCTGCACCCAGATCGCGACGGGCGCGCCGACGTTCAATGCCGCCTGAAGCCCGGTGACCCCGGTCAACATCGCGGCGCCGGTGATCGTCGAGTTGTAATTGATGGGGGCTAACACGGCCCCGTTGCCGCTGGCGGGAATGCCGATCAGATTGTTCCCGCTGACGCCGGTGTACCGCACGATGACATCGCCGTTGCCGACAATCGCCCATCCGCCATCCGACCGCGCCCACGCCGTCGAGGTCACCGGCACGACGGTCGCGCCCGCCGGAATCTGCCCCGCCGGAATCGGCAAGCCGGAATTGTCCGTCACCGGCGCGGCGGCGCCTAACGCGGCGTCCGCTTTGGTGTCGCTGTAGGTCGTCGTCGTATTGTCGGCGATCGTCGCCAGGAGCTTGAGCGGCGCCGTCGTCCCCGCCGCTGTCCGGTACACGTTGCGCGCGGTCGTCGCCGACGGGCCGACCGCGATCCCCGACAGGGCGACCGACGATGGGTACTGCAACGTCCCGCCGGGGTAGTTGTTCATATCGCTCCCACCGGAGATCACCGCGTCCCAATAGGTGTACCCCGTCCCGATCGCGACGTTCGCGGGAATGGGCATCGTAATGCCGGTAATTGACGATCCGTACCACCCGGCGGAAAACCACGGACCGTTGTTGTCACTGCGCGCGACCAGCAAATACAACCCGCGCATATCGGCGGTGACCGTGAACGAAAAATACGGCGCCGCCCCGTTACAGATGATCGCCGGACTCGGATCACTCGGCGGCGACGCGTTGCCGGTGCCGTCGCGGTCCCAAATGTAGTACCGGTACCGAATGTTGGTCCCCGCCGGGGGGCCACCCGATCCGGACCCGTTCGCCCCGGTTGGCGGCGGCGGTTTCGGCACATACCCGCCGCCGACGGTCACCGATGCAACCGGGGAGGGTAACGTTTCGCCCGCCGACGTTTTCCACGTGAACGCGTACGTATGCGCGCCGGGGGTGACCCCGGTTGCCGTGCCGATGGCGGCGACGGGCGCCGAGGTTGGCGTAATCCCCGGACCGACCAGCGATCCGGTCCCCCCGAGGTCGACGCCGGTGTACTGCAGGCGTTGCCAGTCGGAAATCGCGCGCCCGCCGGTGACGGTGAACATGACCGCGTCCGCGATCGGCAATTTCGTTTCGCCCGCGTCGACCGCCGCGATCGTCGCTTCCTCATGGCCCTTGCCGTACACGCGCGTCCGGATTTGCGCGTCGTCGGTCGTCAGGTCGACGCGCGGATTCGCCAGGAGTCCCCACTGCGACCCGTTGACCGGGTCCGGCGTCAGATCGGGAAACGGGGTCACGAAGAAATAGCAGATCAAGTCCTGCCAGAAGAAATACCCGCCGACCAATTTGGCGACCTGTCGCAACGCATCGTTGATGGTCGACGTGCCATCGAACATCACGCGCACGGGCGGCAAATTCGCTTCGACAAGGGCCGCGAAGCCGTATTTCGCGGCGTAGGTGGCGACGAGGGTTTGGACTAACGCGGTCGCGGACCCGCCCGTCCACGTCAGGAACGGACGCGCGTCGTCGGCGCGCCACGTGTCGTCGATCGCGTCACACGCCCAGGCCAACAGGTTCTTCGACGGGCGCCCGTTGAACGACAACGCGGCGCGTTGAATCGGCCCCGCGAACACGACCGCCGGTCGGGGGTCCATGCCGACGACGACGCGCAGTCGCGTCCCGACCGTGGGTTGGGTTTCGAGGGTGATCGTCGCGGTCGACGGCGCGTCGTTGATCGGGTCGTGCACCGTTAACGATCCGACACGCCAGCGAACCGGGTTCCCGTTCAGGGTCACCGTCACTTTCGACGCGCGTTCGAGTTGCACGTGGCGATCGGGAATGTAGTTGAGTCGAAACGCGTTCAGACGACCCAACCCGAGGATCGCGGTACGGGTCGGGGACCGCATTAGACCCGCCGCGCGCCGGTGATCGATCGCCCGATCAGGTCCGACACCCGGCGCGCCAGATTGCTTTCGGTGTCGACCAGATGAAACACGTTGTGGACGACCACGCCGCCGCCGCCGGTCGGCACGATCGATCCGTTCGAGGACGGCACGAACAGTTCCGGCCCCTGTTCCCCGACGAGGTACGACGACCCGGCGGACACCGGCCCCCCGCTGGCGCGGGCGGCCATGTACCCGAACTGCGATCCGAGTAATTGCCCGGTCGTCAATCCGCCGCGCGGCCCGAACGCGGATCCGGTCGACGCGGCGGCGGCGGCGTTGGCGGCCTGAACCCCCATATTGCGGTTGTACTGGTCGGCCAGGGCGATCGCGGAGGCCAACGCGGCGTCGGTTTTCTGTTTGGTCGCGTCGAGGGCGGTATTCACCTTCTGCACCCCGGCGGCGGCGGTGTCCCCGGCGGCGGCGAACCCGGTTCCGAACTGGTTCGCGGCGAGTTGCGCCGCGTCGGCGGCGTCGCGCGCCTTTTGGATCGTCCCGTCCGACCAGATGCCGACCTGGGTCAACGCGTATTGATAGAACCGTTGCGCCGCGTCGGCGGTGTCCTGTAACCCTTGTCGGGTTTCCTTCTGGGTCGTGTCGTTGACCGCTTTCCAGTCCACTAGAAACTTCTGTTGCTTTTCGTAATACAACGCGCCCAGGGCGTCGTAAAACTCGCCGGTGGCCTTTCCGGCCGCCTCGGCGGCGGCGACCTGATCGTTGTACCACTTATCAAGGTTCGCCTGTTCCGTTTGCAGGGCAGTCGCGCCGTGCGACGCGCGTTCGGCGTAATAGGCGTTCCACGTGTCGGTGACGAGTTTTAGGGTTTCGGTTTGTTTCTTCAACGCGGCGTCGTCCGCCGCGAGGGATTTGGCTAACGCGTTCGCTTCGGTGTCGCTTAGGTGCAACAGGGTGCGGACCGATTCGAGCGGATCCCCGGCCGCCAATAGCGATTTCCCCATGGCGACCGTCGCGCTCTCCATGTGTTCGATCGTGCCGCGCCACCCGTCCCCGGCGGACATCGCATCGGCGACCGCCTTGTTCCACTTCGCCAGATACTCGGCGTCGGCTTGCAGCGACCGCGCCTGCGCTTCGTGCGTGGCGATACTGTCGCGGATTTGCTGGTTGGATTCCCTGATAACCCTATTCAGGTTATCGCCCTCCATGACGACCCCGTGGAACGCGGTACTGGTCGTATCGAGCGGCGACTTAAGATTGTTGAGTTGCGTTGTCAGTTGCTGGGTGAGATCGGCGGTCACGCCCGCGACGTTGCGTTGGCGTAATTTGCTCTCCGCGTCGAGGAGCTTATCGATTTCCGCAATGGCCTTGCCCGTCCACGTGACGACGCCCTGATAAAATCCCTTCCACGCTTTTTCCGCGTCGTCGAGGGCCTGCGCTTGATCCTTGGACATCGTTTGCGCGTGCTTCCCGAGTTCGTCCATGTTGGCGAGGATCGACGTCTGGACGTCCTTCCACGACCGCCCGAACAGTTCATAACTAATGCGCGACTGGTCGGTTTCACTTTTGATCCCCGCCATCCCCTGGGAAATCAGCACCAATCGGTCGTAGGGATCGGCGGCGCGGAATTGTTCCAGGCTGATGTGCAGGTCGTCTAACGCCGACGCGACCCCCGGATCCCCCCGGCCTAACCGTAAGGCGAGGTTTTCCGACGCGCCGACCAACGCTTGCAGGGTCGTCCCGGTTTGTCCGGCGATGTAGTCCAGCTGTTGGAGCTCCTCGACGGTCATGCCGGTGGTCGCGGACATCGATACCAACGCGGCGCCCGCGTCGGCCGCGTGCAAGGCGAATTCCGCGATTTGGTCGACCGCAAACAATCCGACGATCCGCCGTTGGACGTCGTTGACCACCTCGCCGAACCAGTTCGTTTCGTCCCTGGCGCCCTTCGTCGCGTGCGCGAGCTTGTCCATGCCCGCTGGCGCATCGCTCGTCAGCGTGGCCAGACGGTCGGCGGCCGTGTCGGCATCGGCGACGAACCCTTTTAACTGAGTCTGCGCGTCGCCAACGGCGGCCTTGTATTGGCTGAAGTTCGCTTCAAAGTCCTGTACGATCGCCATGGACTAATTCCAGCAGTATCGCGTAGTCGTCCACGTCTAACTCGCGGACCCACTCGACGCGCCAGCCAATCTGAATCGCCAACGCTAAGTCGGACCGACGGTCGGCGTCGGCGCCTCTTTTTTTTCCTCGAGTCGCGCCGCGACCTGTCGGGCTTCGTGGCGGTCGATCGCGTCGCGCAGTTCGACCATGTCCGCCGGTTCGAGGTTGTCGAGGATCGTAAATTTGTCCAGCAGCGACGCGCCGCGAATCGGGGGCCACTGCTCGAAGGTCCAATCGACCAGATACCCGGCGGTTTTCATTTGCGCGTGTTTCGTCGGGTCGAACAGTAAGACCGTCGCCGACCCGCCGTCCGGCGTCACGGCGTCGTGACAGGCACGGAACACGGCGCGAAATTCGCCCTGGTTCAACACGCGCCGGACGGTCACGGTCGCGCCGTGACTGAGGGTCAACACATCGGTGTGGGGGTGAACGAATTGGAATCGCGCCATGTTATCCGCCGGGTTGGCCGAGGGTCGCTGATATGTGGGTCGCGTCGGTCATCTGACACGACATCACCGGAAAACACAAATCGCCCCCCTTGCGGGGGGCGGTAAAGAGTAACGACGGTTGTCGAAGCTTCAATGTGTCAGCGGTTTTCACGACCGCCGACAGGATCCACGCGCCGGGGGTTTGCTGAATCGTCCACGACGTAATCGACGCGGCGGTGAAGTACCCCCAGACGATGGCCCCGTCACCGCCGCGTAACGTCAACGACTCGAACATGTCTTACGGCGCCACGCCCGCGACCCAGACGGTCCCGTTCCAATACGCCGTGGTCCCGTCGGCCAGGACGATCCGTTGCCCGGTTGACCACGCGGTGGCCGGGGACGCGGTCACCCCGGACAACGCCGCGAGATTCCGGGGCGCCGACGCGCCCGCCGGGGTAAACGTGCCGTTGCCGGTGCCGGGTCCCGCGCCCGTCGCGACGACCGCGCCGGGGACTTGCCACGACCCCGCCGCCTTGAACGTCCCCGTCACCTTCGGCGACGCCAGCGAACAATCGATCGACGCGTCGAGATACGCCAACCCTTGCCAGAAGAACGTGGATTCCGTCGTGTTCGGGGTCAATTGCAAGGTGCCCGGCACCCCCGACACCGCCGCTTTGAACAACGCCAGTTCGGTGGAATTCCAGAACCCGGCGAAGCTTCCGGCGACGTCCATAAATCCCGGCGACCACACCTTGTTGCTATCACCCCAGCAGGTGACATCCTCGAAATCGGTTTTATTGTCGAGGGTCCACTTGTTCAGGGACGCGATTTGTACCAATGTCGCGCCGCCCGCCGGATCCCAGGAGACTTTTCCGTTGCGCCCGTTCTTAATCGACATGTGTAGGTACTCCTTCAGTCAGGCCACGCGCACGTCACCATGTAGTACCCGCCGTAGTGATGCCACGACAGGGATTTGTCGACTTCGTCCACGACCGAATCCGCCAATCGTTCGTCGCGCACGGCATCGATCGACGCGTACCCGGTCGGCGTCGCGATCGGCGTGTCGCCGTCTAACACGGCGTCGATGCGTTCGGCGGCGTCTTTCATCGCGCCTAACGTCGCGTCGGTCGAGAGTCCGACCGCTTGCGCGACATACCGCACCGATTCCAGGCGGCGGTGTTGAAACACGCCGTCGTCGGTCGATTGGTCGACGGTGACCAACACGAACACGCGCACCCCTGGCGGGGCGATGCCGAACCACACGCCGCCGGGAACGAGCGCGGTCAACTGCGCGTCGGCTTTCAACGCGTCGAGGATGACCCGATCGATCTGGCTCGAGTCGGGGTTAGGCACGGGGCGCCTTCGTGACCGGCAGGTCGGCCAGTTCCGCGCGCATCGCCCGGACTTCGGTCGGCGCAATGCGGCTAAACACGTGCCCGTGCGGTTTCGGTCCCTTCGTCGTCGCGCCGCCGGTTTCGAAAATCTTGGCGTACACCACGTCATTGCGGAGGGTCCATCGCGGGTGGAAGTCCGTCGACTTATCCGTGAGGGTTAACCCCCGTTGTAACCGTCCGGTGACGACCGGATACCCGTCGTGGATTGCCTGAAAGGCGGCGGTCGCGTGCGCCTTGACAATGGGCGCCGCCGCCCCGGCGACCGTCTCCGGATAGGCGTCGAGGGCGACGAGATAGGTATCGAGGTTGCGCCACCCCATCACGGCACCACTTCCGCCGCCAGGAGTTCCGTCGTGCGGTCGCGTTCGTCGACGTTGGACGCATACAGGACGTTGAACGTCCGGCCCTTGAACGTGATCCGCGTTTGTGACGTAATCCCCGGATGGTACCGGCCGGTGATGACGTGCGTCGCCTGGGCAATCACCGACCCGCCACCGATGGACTCAAACGACCGCAACCGGGTCGAGGGCGGTTGAATCGCACACCGCCAGTCCGGCGGATCCAGGGGAAGCCACGACGGCACGAACCCGCCGTCCGGATCGCTGATGGGCGGTCCCGGTTCGTCGAGGGTCACGACGTGCCGGTAGGATCCGATCGTCGCGCGGTTCGGGTCGATCGAGGACAGGGCCACGCGTCACCCCACGACCGGCGTGCGGTGCCGACCCAGTAAGTTGATGATCCCGCGCCACACCGCGTCGTCGGTCGTCGCTAAGTCGTCGCCCCGGTGTTCGTAATAGTGCCCCAGGAGTAACTTAATCGCGTGCACGACCGCGCGCGGCGCCGTCTGGTCGGTCCACGTGCCGTCGCTGTCGGCGCCCATCAACGCGCACACCGCTTCCTGCGCCGCGTCGACGAAGGTTTGGATTTCGGCGTCGTGGTCGGTATCGGTAATCTGCAAAAAGGTTTTCGCATCGGCCAACGAGACCAACGACACCGACGGATTGACCCACGACACGTCCAGGGGCATCAGTTCACCGTCACCGGATCCGGGGGCGGGTCGTCAGCAGCGGGGGCGGGTTGCGGTCCTGG